ACGTTGTACGCCGGAAATGCATACGGTATGCCAGCCCCAAGTTCAAGCACTTGCGTATCTGGTAGCAGACCGACGAAAGTTACCTCAGGGTATAGTTACACTGTTTCTGCAGGGCAAGGAGCAAAGGATATAGCCATTTCCACCGCACTCATAGACTCCATTGGTAGCGGTGCGAGCAATTGCCTATTCATGGATGCAGGTTCAAGCACTTTAAACTACATGGGATTTGGTGCCAGGGATGACCTGAGCCAGATCGTTCTAACTATCAATTGGGCTAGCCGAACAACCGCTTGTAGTCCACCGACTTTTTGTTCAGTGAATGCAACACTCTCGGAAGGTAACGTCACATTGTCGTGGAGCGGTGCATCAGGTGGAATAAATAATACTATTTCATCCTATGAGATACAGTACAGCGAATCAACTGACAACATTACATGGGGAGCATGGACAGCACTGACTACAGTGAATACCACGGCTACCAGTGGCAGCTTGTCGGTTGCACCGTCCTCGACACGGGGGAACTACCGCAGGTTTCAGGTTCGGACACGAGGCACGGCAGGAGCAAGCTATTATTCAGGGTGGAAGATATCCTCGAATTCTGTTCGTAGGAACACAGTCCCAAGTCCACCAACCACTGCAACGGCTACTCCAGTAAATTATAGCGATGAAATAATTACGTTGACCTGGAGTGGAGCCTCTGGCGGCACTAGTGCAATCAAGGGATATCAGATTGCCAGTCGAACATCTACGGATAACAGTACCTGGAGTCCGTGGAATGTACTGACAACGTTGACCCTGTCAGCCAGTAGTGGTAGCTACAATCCAAATGTATCAAGAGTTCCAGAAACATATACTCAGTTTGGTATTTGGACGATAGATACTCTAGACGTTTATTCTTCCGAGAGAGTCAGTAATAGTATCTATTGTGACATCACGGCTTGTGAACCGCCGACTGCTTGCTCAATAAGTGCAGCTTTAGCAGAAGGGAATGTCACTCTTTCATGGAGTGGTGCATCAGGTGGTGCGGGTAATGCTATCACATCCTATGAGATACAGTATAGTGACTCGGCAGATAACAGTGCATGGGGAGCATGGATAGCACTGACTATAGCGTTCACTTCAGCAACAAGCGGAAGCGTAACTGTCAGTCCACCCACTACTCGCGGTTACTATCGTCGGTTTAGAGTAAGAACGCGCGGTGCGGCTGGAGAGAGTTTCTACTCAGACTGGACTATATCTAGTAACACAGTCCGTAAAAATACACTGCCTATGCCACCGACTTCCTTTACAGCGGCTCCTCCAATATATGAAGTCAACACGATAACCCTTACGTGGAGCGGAACGACACCTGGAACCAGTGCCATTAAGCAGTATGTCATCCAACAGGCTACCTCGACAGACGGAATAAACTGGTCAGCATATGAAGCACTGACTACTATTATTTCAAGTGCTACTTCAGGCACTCATGAGGTATATGCCTCACAGATATCCGGAATGTATACCCGTTATCGAATCAGCGTAACAGATGCACTTGATGCGGTTTCAAGCTATGTGGTTAGTAATACGGTAAAGAAAAACAGTCCGCCTGCTGCTCCTATAATTGCCTACCCAATGACTGGTAACTCTGCTTATAACACCACACCACGTTTCATGATCACAACAGGTGTAGAGCCAGACGGTCAGACACAGATAGTGGAGGTGAAGATTGATTCAGGGGTATGGCATAATAGTGTAGACAATCCTGAGAGGTTTTCTACGAGTGGACATCTTGGTAATGGTGTTAAGACAGTTTATCAAGCAGAACCACTTACTGTAGGAAATCATACTATTACCTTTCGATGCCTTGACAGCGATATTGAGTTGTCAAGCACGGAGGTTGTCTGTTCCTTTACGATACTACAACCACCTTTTGAACCAATCTCTGCGAATGTGACGCATGTAAAGGCAACACATATTCAGATGCTTCGAAACGGTGTAAATATGGCTCGTAGTTACTATAACCTATCCCCTGTGACTTGGAGAGAGGAGATCATTGCAGGAAAGACCACTATCAAGAACTGGCCGTTCCACATCACTGAAATCCGTAAGGCTATGGATACTATTATCGGAGTAATTAATGGTTTTGATTCTTCTGCCACATTTGACATACCAACTTTTACATGGCTACCCATCGGTACAGGAAGGCCAAAGGCGGACGTGATGGAACAGATTCAAGACCTCATTCTGATGTTATAAACTTGATAACTACAACTCAGCGCTCTTGTGATATGCAGGGGCGCTTTTCTATACACAAATTTAATGTAACGGAGGTGTTTTTAATGAAAGAGATATGGAATTGGATACAGTTGACCTTTGCGGCTATAGGTGGATTTCTTGGATGGTTTCTTGGCGGCTATGACGGGTTTCTATATGCACTGGTAGCTTTTGTTGCCATAGATTATCTGACAGGGGTGCTCTGTGCAATTGCGGATAAAAAACTGTGTAGTGAAATCGGGGCAAAAGGTATCTTCAAAAAGGTACTTATCTTTGTAATGGTAGGTATTGCTCATATTCTTGATACACAAATTCTGGGCAGTAGCGGAGATAGTGGTGGTGCCTTGCGCACAGCGGTAATTTTCTTCTACCTAAGTAATGAGGGTGTATCCATTTTGGAGAATGCTGGGCATATCGGACTTCCTATACCAGAAAAATTAAAGGCAGTTCTAGAGCAGCTACATGGGCGCGATGAAGAATCCCGTAAGCCGGGTGATGGACTATGATTGACTTAACGAAAGCAGTAACGGTATTCATCGGCCGAAGAGGTGAACACTACTATCGGAATATTGAATTTGATGTATCCAGCTTACTGGAAGATAAATATCCCAGTGCCGCCTTAAGTGCGATTTACCTAAGACCTGATGGAATTGCCTATCCGGTGGTCACCAACTATGCCGATGGAGTCCTAATATGGTCACCTAGTGCGACGGACACATCTATTGTTGGTGTCGGTCGTCTGGAAATAAGGGTTACTTACGGAGAAGTGGTTGGAAAGAGTGTTCAAATATTAACCATAGTTGAGGATGCACTTGTTGACGGAATTGCTGAACCACCTGAACCTCCCGCTCAGGAATGGCTCAATCAAGTGCTTTCTTCCTTAGCTGAACTGGATATTCATGAAACGAATAATCTGCTAAATCTCACTTATAACCTATTAAATAATAACTATGATCTGCTAAACACAACACACAATTTGGTAGAGGATGCACGTGACCATTTATATTCACGGACTGGGGTTCTGCTTAATCATATACATCCGATAGAAACAGCTACCGCGCCAGATATGATAAGCAGAAGAGCATCAATAACCTTTACCGGTATAACTAATGGTAATAATGTAGTAATTGGCTTAGTGACATATACCTTTGTTACAGCATTGGGCAGTCCAGTTGCAAATAATGTTCAGATACTAATTCAAGACACCCTTCGCAATACAGTAAAGAAATTTGCCGAAGCCATAAGGGGGATTGAAGATAGTGCGAATATTGCATATGGGGAAGGTACAGATCCTAATCCTATTTGCACAGCTTACTGGACGAGTCAGATTTTTTCTGTAGGAGAAGTTGCTGTACCTGCAGGCGAGAGCTTGTTCGTCTTAGAAAGGGAGGAAGATAGGACTGACCCAATAACTTTTACTTCTACTGCAGCAGTTACTATTAATCCGTTTACTAGAGTCAGCTACCTTAGATATATTTTGTCAGGCAATGTTTCAGGTCCAACTGGTGTCAACAGTGTCCGTGGTCATCTTCACACGGTATTACCCATAAATAGTGTGGTTATTGGCGGCCAGGAAGGATTGCTTTACCCCGCAACTTATGATTGTCATTTGTTAACCCTTTGCCGTATATCAGATACAAGTGAGAAAGAACTTGACCTATATATCTCCAATGACGAAGAGACTTTCACTAGGATCGCACGGAGTACACCTGTTGGAGCGGATAGCACTAACGCAGCTCAACATATTCATATTCAAATGCGTCAAGGTAGAGTACCTGCTGGTTATGGACTATATATCCGTATGGGAAGTGATGGCACATCGCCAAGTGCATACTGTGATCTGAAGTTCACCTACCATCTATATCCAGCCACTCTAGCTACAAATTAAATCTTATAATCTGTGTGGTGATCAAAATGAACCTGCAAAAACTTATATTAACAAACAATGCTTGTTTCAAAGCAGGCAAAACTATAACACCGAAGGGTATCATGGTGCATTCTACCGGTGCCAATAACCCTAATCTCAAAAGGTATGTTGGCCCAGACGACGGTTTACTGGGGATTAATCAATACAACAACCATTGGAATCAGGAAAAACCCGGTGGTCGACAAGTTTGTGTTCATGCCTTTATTGGTAAATTAGCAGATGGCCCTATTGCCACCTATCAAACATTACCCTGGAATCACCGTGGTTGGCATGCCGGAGGAGATGCAAATAATACACATATAGGATTTGAAATTTGCGAGGACGGTTTGACTGATGCCTCGTATTTTTCTGCTGTTTATAAGGAAGCTATAGAGCTTTGTGTATATCTTTGCAAACTCTATGGCTTTAGTGAGAAGGACATCATCTGCCACAGCGAAGGTCACAAACTAGGCATCGCAAGTAACCATGCAGATGTTATGCACTGGTTTCCCAAACACGGTAAGTCGATGGATACCTTTAGAACTGATGTAAAGAAACAATTGGAGGCAGAAAAGAGCCAAAATCCTGTAACACCACAAACTAAGCTATATCGTGTGCAAATCGGTGCTTTCTCTGTAAAAGCCAATGCTGAAGCACAGCTTGCAAAGGCAAAAGCTTCTGGATTTAAGGATGCTTTTATTAAATATGAATAATAAATATAAATTGCCTGTGGGGGTTCGCTCCTGCAGGCAATTTTTTATGCTCTGATTCAAATTAATTTTTACAAATCCTCAACTTCGACCTGTTCCCGCGGCTATTAGGTAGGAGGTAATGCTATATGAATCAGAATGAGGATAAGAAAGTTACAAAGATTACGGATGATAGCATACAAAACAGAATCGAATCTAAAAGTGTGTCTCTTGAGCAGCTACAGCGTGAGTTTGATTATATCCAGGCAGAAAAATTACTGAATAAGATGCTTGAAAAAGGCTTGATTTCGGAGGCTGAATTCAACAAAATAACCGCATTGAATCGTCAGACTTTCTCCCCTGTTTTAGCAAAGATTATGCCCTGAAATCGTTGATATATAAAGGTTTTAGAGGTAATATGTGACCTACCAAAGAAGGAGGTGAGAGGATGAAAAAGATAACGAAAATAGAAGGAAATATGGCCGATCCCTTTAATAAGCCAAAGTTACGAGTAGCTGCCTACTGCCGTGTTTCTACAGACAGTGATGAACAGCTTATCAGTTTACAAGCACAAAAGACCCATTATGAGACCTACATAAAGGAAAACCCGGAATGGGAGTATGTAGGTTTGTATTATGATGAAGGGATCAGTGGAACTAAAAAGGAAAATCGAGCTGAACTGCTTAGAATGATTTCGGATTGTGAAAATAAGAAAATCGACTTAATTATTACAAAGTCCATCAGCAGATTTGCGAGAAATACTACAGATTGTCTGGAAATGGTTCGTAAACTGGTAGACCTTGGTGTTTTCATTTCTTTCGAGAAGGAAAGCATTAATACCCAATCAATGGAAAGTGAGTTGATGCTCTCCATTCTGAGTGGACTTGCGGAGAGTGAGTCAATTTCCATTTCGGAAAATAACAAGTGGGCAATTCAGAGACGATTCCAGAACGGGACTTTCAAGATTTCATATCCACCATTCGGCTATGAAAACATTGAAGGTCAGATGATTGTAAACCCGAGGCAGGCAGAAATTGTGAAGTATATTTTTGCAGAGGCATTATCGGGTAAGGGCACACAGAAAATTGCAGATGATCTTAATCATAAAGGTATCCTTTCAAAAAAAGGCGGTCGTTGGACAGCTACAACAATTCGAGGGATTCTTACTAACGAAAAGTATACCGGTGATGTTATTTTGCAAAAGACCTATACAGACAGCCGTTTTAACAGGCACACAAATTATGGTGAGAAAGATATGTATTTGGTAGAAAACCACCATGAGGCAATTATCACCCATGAAGATTTTGAAGCAGTAGATGCTGTTATCAATCAGAGAGCAAAAGAAAAAGGTATTGTAAAGCGTACTAGTAAATATTTAAATTGGTATCCTTTTTCAGGCAAAATCATCTGCTTCGAATGTGGTAGTACCTTTAAAAGGCGGATTCATTCATCCGGAGCAAGAAAATATATCGCTTGGTGTTGCAGTAAGCACATAAGGGAAATAACGGAATGTTCCATGCAGTTTATTCGAGACGATGATATAAAAACAGCTTTTGTTACGATGATGAATAAACTGGTTTTCGGTCAGAAGTTCATATTAAGACCGTTGTTGGATGGACTGCGTAATCAAAACAACGCAGAGAGCTTTCGGAGGATTGAAAAATTGGAAGCTAAGATTGAAAGTAACTTGGAGCAGAGTCAGATGCTGACGGGTTTAATGGCCAAAGGATATCTGGAACCTGCTCTATTCAATAAAGAAAAGAATTCGCTAACGGCAGAGGGTACAAGGCTTCTAGCTGAAAAGGAGCAGCTTACTCATTCGGTAAACGGCAATCTTGCAAAGGTAGAGGAAGTTAATCGTCTGCTTAAGTTTGTTACTAAATCCAGAATGCTTACAGCTTATAAGGATGAGATGTTTGAAAATTATGTGGAGAAGATTATTGTTTATTCACGAGAGGAGATTGGATTTGAATTAAAGTGTGGAATTACACTGAGGGAAAGGTTGTTGAATTAGATGGGGCATACACCCTATGGATATAGAATTGAAAACGGAAAGGCTATAGTTGATGAAACAGCAGCGGAGCAAGTAAGAAAGTTATATGCAGGATACTTGGAGGGTCTTTCTTTGAAGGATGCTGCTAAAGAAGCTGAGATAAACTGTTATCATGCTACTGCAGGAAGAATGCTACAAGACAAGCACTACCTTGGCGATGAATTCTACCCTCCAATTATTGATGAGGAGACCTTCGAAAAAGCCGAAGTTGAAAAACAAAGACGAGCTGAAAAGCTCGGGAGGGTATGGGAGCCAAAGGATGAGCCAGAGATGCATTATGAAATAAAGTTCATAGTAAAACCTATAGAACAGAAATACGATAACCCATACAAGCAGGCAGAATATGCTTACAGTCTGATAGAAAGTGAGGTGTAACATATGGCGGTAAGTAAAAATGTTACGGTGATTCCGGCAATTAGGAGAGTAGGAAACAATAAAAACAGTGAAAGCAAACCCAAAATACGAGTAGCTGCTTACTGCCGTGTTTCAACGGATAGTGATGAGCAGGCTTCAAGTTACGAGGTGCAGATTGCTCATTACACAGATTTTATTAAAAAGAATTCTGAGTGGGAATTTGCAGGTATCTTTGCAGATGATGGCATCACGGGTACCAATACAAAAAAGCGTGAAGAGTTTAATCGTATGATCGAAGAGTGCATGGCAGGGAATATTGATATGATCATTACAAAGTCCATCAGCCGATTTGCAAGGAACACTTTGGACTGCCTTAAATACATCCGTCAACTAAAGGATAAGAACATCGCTGTATTCTTCGAGAAAGAGAATATCAACACAATGGATTCCAAGGGTGAAATCATGCTGACCATTATGGCATCTCTTGCTCAACAGGAGAGCCAGTCCTTAAGCCAGAATGTCAAGCTGGGTATTCAGTATCGGTATCAGCAAGGTGAAATTCAAGTGAACCACAATCGTTTCTTAGGATATACCAAGGATGAAAACAAGCACCTGGTGATTGACCCAGAGGGCGCAGAAATTGTAAAAAGAATTTACAGAGAATACCTTGAGGGAGCAAGCCTTTTGCAAATAGCAAGAGGATTAGAGGCAGATGGTATTCTTACAGCGGCGGGCAAAGCAAAATGGAGACCAGAAACATTGAAGAAGATATTACAGAATGAAAAGTACATCGGAGATGCCCTCTTGCAAAAAACCTATACTGTAGATTTCCTTTCAAAAAAGCGAGTCAAGAATAACGGCATTGTTCCTCAGTATTATGTAGAAAACAGCCATGAGCCTATCATACCACGTGACCTTTTTATGCAGGTTCAGGAAGAGATGGTGAGAAGGGCGAACATCCGAAGCGGTAAGAGCAGTAAAAAGAGAGTATATAGCAGCAAGTATGCTTTATCGAGCATAGTTTACTGCGGACAATGCGGCGATATTTACCGCCGGGTACACTGGAATAACCGAGGTTACAAGTCTATTGTTTGGAGATGCGTCAGCCGCTTGGAGGAAAAGGGGTCTGACTGTACATCCCCAACCGTAAATGTGGAAACATTGCAGACAGCGGTTGTAAAGGCTATCAATGAACTGTTAGCGAACAAAGAACCATTTCTCCAGGCACTGCAGAAAAACATAGCCACTGTACTTAATGAGGAAAATGATAACGCTACTGATAACATTGATAGCAAATTGGAAGAATTGCAGAAGGAGCTTCTTAAACAAGCAAAGTCAAAGAATGACTATGATGATGTGGCTGATGAGATATACCGTCTTCGGGAGCTGAAGCAAAATGCACTTATAGAGAATGCGGAGCGTGAAGGAAAAAGACAGCGAATCACCGAGATGGCAGATTTTTTGAATGCGCAGTCCTACGAGCTGGAAGAATACGATGAACAGCTTGTTAGGCGGCTTATTCAAAAAGTTACGGTATTTGATGATAAGCTGATTGTTGAGCTTAAGACTGGAGTTGAACTAGAGATGGACATTATACTATAA